GCTGGGATGCAGGCCTGATGCTCAATACGGCGCCACCACTTGACAACGGGAAAAACGGTGCTAGTATGATGGTGCCACGGTCGACAAGCTGAGTAATGTAAGATTAGGCATCGCGCCCTTTGGCGTGCGCTCCCTAAGTGGTTCGTTGAAAAACGATCACCTTACCCGGCTTGTCACCAATTCGGGAGCGCACACTAAAGGGCGCGCCCGTTTCCCGTACCGTCCGCGAGGTGGCAGAGCAGCGCGCCCATGTCCGTGGCGGCCGACGTGCAAAGCGGGTGCCCTTAACTTACAAGCCGGGGCAGGCGGCGTTTCAGCGCGACCGCTACGAACAGGGCATCAAGGTGATGACCGAGTGGCCCACGATACGGGCGCCCTGGAAGACGAAGCTGGCCTCATGGGAGTGCTGGGCGCGGCCAAGAGCCGAACAGCCGGGCAAAGGCGGTGAACATCACCCCTCGGCTTGTCCTGTGGGCGAACGACATCTCACTTGACAAATCGATTTACTGTGCGAGTTTGATCCAAACGCCCGACATTCCGGGCCAGGATGACTCGCATGGCGACAAAGACCGTCGCCCCGGCCAAACAGCCGCGGGCTTTACCGCGCTCCAAGGCAGCAAAGCGCACGAATCCCGAGAAGGCGCCGAAGCCGGTGTCGCAATGGGCGCGCTGGAGAGCAGCCCCATGCGCAATGGGCGAGTTGTGCGACTTCATCGCCAGCAACGGCACAAACGGGCACTTAGCCGCGTTCTGTCGGCAGCACGGATTCCTGTACACGACGGTGCGGGCGTGGATTGAGTCGAGCGAAGATCGCACTGCCATGTACGCGCGGGCGCGAGAAGACCGCGCCGACACGCTGGCCGACGAGATCGTGGCGATCAGCGACGAGGTCGAGGTATCGACGCGGCACGACGGCGAGGATGTGCGTCTAGCGCTGGACGCAACGGCGGTCGCTCGCAACCGGCTTCGCGTGGACGCCAGAAAGTGGGCCGCTGCAAAGCTCAAGCCGCGCGCCTACGGAGAGAAAGTGCAGCACGGCGGCGACCCTGACGGCGTACCGATCCAGCACAACATGGCGGTGCGATTCGTGGAGTCGGGACAGCAATGACCGAGGTAGACGAGCGCACTGCCGAGTTCCCGGCCAAGCTGCGCCCGTTATTCGAGCCCAAGCGCTACAAGGTGCTGCACGGCGGCCGCGGCGGCGCGAAGTCCTGGGGTGTGGCCCGCTCGCTGCTGATCCTCGGCGCCCAGCAGCCGCTGCGCATCCTGTGCGCCCGCGAGGTGCAGAGCAGCATGAGGGATTCTGTCCACCGGCTGCTGTGCGACCAGGTCAAGGCGCTCGGCATGGAATGGTTCTACGAGACGCTGGACACTGAGATCCGCGGCAAGAACGGCACCCTTTTCATCTTCACCGGGCTGGCCTCGCACACGGTCGACTCAATCAAAAGTTACGAGTCGATCGATCGCTGCTGGGTCGAGGAGGCCCACGGCGTAAGCAAAAAATCGTGGGACACCCTGATCCCGACCGTCCGCAAGGACGGCAGCGAAATCTGGATGACGCTTAACCCCGAAATGGACACGGACGAAACCTACGTCCGCTTCGTCGCTGGCCATGGTGACGACACCACCGTCATCGAGATCAACTGGCGCGACAACCCGTGGTTCCCTGACGTGCTGGAGCAGGAGCGGCTGAAGTCCAAGGCCCGCAACCCGGAAGACTACGAGCACATATGGGAAGGCAAGCCGCGCCGCGTGGCCGCTGGCGCAATCTACAGGCATGAGGTCGATGCAGTCTACACGCAGGGCCGCGTGTGCCCGGTTCCGTACGACCCGTTGCTGCCGGTGCATACCGTGTGGGATCTCGGATGGAACGACGCCATGACGATCATCTTCGTCCAACGCGGCCTGCGCGACGTGAGGATCATCGACTACATCGAGGACAGCAACCGCACGCTGGACTGGTATGTCGCTCAAATCGAGCGCAGGTCGTGGAGGTGGGGTAGCGACTTCATCCCGCACGACGGAAGAGCGCGCAATTTCCAAACAGGGAAGTCTACATACGAGACGCTGCAGAAGATGGGTCGGCCGATCCGAGAACCGCTGCCGCAGACCAGTGTCGAAGAGGGTATCCGGGCCGCCAGGATGATGTGGCCGGCTTGCTACTTCGACACCGCAAATACCGCGCGCTTGCTGGAGTGTCTCAAGCGCTACCGCCGCCAGGTCAATACCGCGACCGACGAGGCGACGGGCCCGCTGCACGACGAGTACAGCCACGGCGCAGACGCCTTCAGGTATCTGGGCCAGGCCGTGAATCTGATGAGCAACACGCCGCTGCGCGACACAGAAGACCGCCCAGCTCGGCGAGAGCGAAACTGGAAAGTCGCCTGACAAGGCATCGCATGAACCAAGACGCCCTCATCCTCAGCGCCACCGGCCGCCGGCTATTCAAGGTCGGCGCTCACTCCCATGCGCAGTTCCACGCAGGCGACTACATCGTCAGCATCGAATGGCACGCGACGCGCCGTGATTGCGAGCCCGTGATGGCGATCTGGAGCCCGCGCAGCGCCGACGGCGGCGTATTTGCCATCTGCCTGAGCAGCATCGGCAAGTACGCTGACCCGAGCGGCAATCCAAGCCCGACGGCGTTCCTGGAGTGCTGGCACGCGCTTCCGGTGCTCGGCCGCAACCAGATCGACATGGAGGTGTACCGGCTGCTGGATGTGATTCTGCGTCACACGCCTGACCTGATCCGCTGCCCGCCCATGCCGCCAGCGGCCAGGATTGCAGAGGCGCCCGAAGCGCTGCTCGAAGTCACAAACAAAGACGCGCACGGCAAGACTATGCGCGAAGTCACCATCTGAGGGCACCAATGGCCACCAAGCGCAAGCCAAAGAAAGCATCCGACGAGGTGGAGCGCCGTGCGCTGTACCAGCAGATCAGGTCGTGGTTCGAGCTGGAGCACATCCGCCAGCAGGTCAACCGCTACCAGCAGGCACTGGACTGTGACTACTACGACGGTATGCAGTGGACGCAGGAAGAGGCCGCCGAGATCCGCGAGCGCGGCCAGAACCCGATTGTGTTCAACGAGGTCAAGCCAACCGTCGATTGGCTGATCGGCACCGAGCGACGCACGCGCAGGGACTTCAAGGTGCTCGCGCGCAACAACAAGGCCGAGGATGCGCAAGATGACGCCCAGGTCAAGACGAGTCTGCTCAAGTACCTCGACGACGTGAACCGCATCCCTTTCGAGCGCAGCCGTGCGTTCGATGATGCGATCAAGGCCGGGATTGGGTGGGTCGAGATCGGCGTCACGTCTGACACCGAGGACGAGCCGATCTACCACCGCAACGAGTCTTGGCGCAACATCCTGCACGACAGCATCGGCACGACCAGGCCCGATCTGAGCGATAGCCGCTACGTGTTCAGATTCAAGGAGGTCGACATGGACATCGCCACGTCGTATTTCCCTGAGTTCACGGAGGAGCTGGAGCGCGCATCAACCTATGGCGACGGACGCGCCCCTGGCGATGACGAGTGGACGGGGGCGTGGCCTACAGCGCGCGTCGGCGGCGCAGAAGACATTCCGATGCGGTGGATCAACTACAACCCCGAGGCCGATCTGCTTAATCCGCGCGACCGGGTGAGTCTGGTGGAGTGCTGGTATCGCGCGCCTACACCAGACACCACCGGACTCGGCGCGTCTTCGCAGGACCGCACCAGGCTGACCATGCGACTGGCGATCTTCACGCGCCAGGATTTGCTGCTCGACATCGAGAGCCCGTACAAGCACAACAAGTTCCCATTTGTGCCGCTTTGGGGCTACCGCCGCAAGATCGACGGTCTGCCGTATGGGGTGATCCGCAACATTCGCGGGCCTCAAGACGACCTCAACAAGCGCATGAGCAAGGCGCAGTTCCTGCTGAGCGTCAATCAGATCCGGATGGAGAAGAGCGCGCTCGACAAGGAGGTAATGGACCTGGAAGAGCTGCGCAACGAAGCCGCAGCGGCCGATGGCGTGCTGATCTTCGCCGACGGCGCGTTGTCTGGCGGCAGGGTACAAGTGCGCGAGCATGGCGACCTGGCGCAAGGACACCTTCATGTCGCGGATCGTGACGCGCAGGCAATCCGGTCAGCGTCCGGCGTCACGCAGGAAAACCGAGGCGAGTCTGGCAACGGACAGTCCGGCAAAGCCATTCTTGCCAAGCAGGACCAGGGCCAGATGGTCACTGCCGAGGTGTTCGACAACCTGCTCTTCGCGCACCAGTTAGAGGGTGAAATCACCCTCAGCCTGATCGAGCAGTTCTACACCGAAGAGAAGACGTTCAGCCTGACGGGTGAGCGCTACAAGCTGGACTACACCACGATCAACGAATACGACCAGGTGACCGGCAATGTCCTCAACGACGTGACGCGCCACAAGGCAGCGTTCGTGATTGGCGAGGCGCCGTGGCGGCAGGCCCTGGCCGCATCGTCCTTTGACAGCGCGATGCAGATGCTCGGCCAAATCGGCCCGGTTGCGCCGCAAGTGGTGACGGCAATCCTCGATCTGGTCTTCGAGTGGGCCGATGTGCCGAACAAGACGACGCTGTTGCAGCGGATCAGGTCAGTCACCGGCATGTCTGACCCCGACAAGGGCGAGACGCCAGAGCAGCAACAGGCCAAGCAGCAACAGCAGCAGGCCCAACAGGCGCAGTTCGAGGCACAGATGGCGCAGCTACAGGCGACCATCCGCGAGGCCCAGGCCAGGGGCGAGAAGCTCGAAGCGGACGCAATGGCCAAGCGGCTGGAGGCGCTGTACTTGGCTGCGCAGTCGGCACAGGTGCTGACGATGGCCCCGCAGATCGCACCCGTTGCCGACGAACTGGCCAGATCAGCCGGATTCAAGGACGAACACGGTGACGCGCCGCTGGAAGGTCAGCCAGTTCCGGTGCAGCCCACGCCTAACAGCGGCATGGGCGGCGCCGCAAACCCGCTGCCAGAGTTGCAGCAAACCGACGGGGCCATGGAAGGTGGAATGGCCGGCTCTCAATCGCCGGAAATAACCGGCGTTCAACCAGGAATTGACCAATGAAAAGCCAGACGCAACAAGAAGCCCTTCGGGCGACGATGACCGACGACGAGTTGGCCACAATGGACGGCAAGCCGCTGCCCGAGACGGAAGCTGCCGCTGAACCCGAAGCAGCCGCTGAACCCGTCGGGGAAGATGGAGGCGAAACGGCAGACACGAAGGCCGAAGTCTCCGAAACGGCGGCTGCCGAAGTCGCTGCCGCGCCTGACGACGAAGGGACCAAGACACAGCCCGCGCCAGACCCCGTGATCTATGAGGTCGCGGCGACCGACTTTGCCGC